CCATTGCGCTTTGCTTATGCCAATGACATATATCAAGATGGTGTTACTGGATACAAGACAACTGCTTGCGCCTTTATAGGTAATGATGACCCAACGGTAGCCGACAGGCTTGTATTCTGTACTGCAAACAACGGAACAGCGGATGGAACAATCTACATTGAAGACTCTGCAACCTTGCGTACATCGGGCTACCTAACCACAGGCAACATTCGCTACGGAACTCTTGAGCCTAAGAACTTCAAGCGTCTACTAGGACGTGGTGACTTTACCTTTGGCTCAATGACTCTTGAAACTGTAGACAAAAACAATATTGAGTATGACCACATCTCATACGACTCATCGGTTCCACCGATTGAAGTAGGTACATCTAACCCTGCTACTGCTCAAGAGTATGTAGCATTTAAGTTTATTCTTTACCGTGATGGCACAACCACATCTGCTGGCCCAACATTTAAGGGCTATCAGGCTAAGGCAACCATTGCTACTCCACGCCAGCGTGTGATGCAGTTCCCTGTTTATTGCTATGACATTGAGACTGACCGATTCAACACAATGGTTGGCTATGAAGGCAGAGCCTTTGACAAGATTAGATTGCTAGAAGACATTGAAGAAACAGGTGACGTAATCACTTGGCAAGACTTGACTACTGGTGAATCCCGTCAGGCAGTCATTGAACAAATCTCGTTCACTCGTATGACTCCACCTGATAAGCGCTTTGATGGCTTTGGTGGAGTAATTAATATAACTATCAGAACGGTATAATATGACAGCGCAAGATTGGGCTGCGCTTGTCGTAGCACTTATGACTATAGTGGCTGGGTTTGCCACACTCACACGATGGCTAGTAAAGCATTACTTGTATGAGTTAAAACCAAATGGGGGCGGTTCCGTTAAAGACCAAGTGAACCGATTGGAAGAACGCGTTGACCAAATTTATCTCCTTCTTTGCGAGAAAGACAAGTAACAAATTAAGCGTATTACTTCTAGTATTTGGCACATCATTCTTCTATTCACCGACAGCAAACGCAGTAAGTACTGGTCAGGTAACGATTACCTGCGCTAATGATGCAGGTACTGCTCAGACATTTAATGTCGGTTGGAATAATGAAGACGCATTCTTTAATAACAAAGGCGATATAGCCAGACTGTTTTGTGAAGGTGGATTTGCTGGAGCATTTAATACTTTCATCAGCACATCTGTTACCGATATGTCTCTGCGTTTTTATGCAGGTGAAATACCTGCTACGCAAACATCTACTGTTGTGTCAGAGCCTAGCCCTGTTGCAAGTCCCAGTCCTGATTCCCAAACTGTGGTTGCTGAGACGGTGACCGTTGCTTCCGCATCTCCGACTCCCGAAGTCTCTGATACTTCAACCGTATCTGTTGCTGAGACTTCAACCGTTGTAACTGAAACTTCAACTTCCGTTGCTGAATCCGTGACTGTCGTAGTTCAACAACCAGAATCCCCAACAGTATCGTCAGACACAACGACAGTAACTGAAACGCAAACAGCGAACGTAACACCTGAACCTCCTGTAATTCCTAATCCTGTTCCTATTGTAGCACCAGAGCCACCTGTCGTTAGACCTGAGCCTGTGCCTACACCAGAGCCTCCAGCCCCTGCTCCGCAGCCTGAGCCAACTCCAGAACCGATTCCTATTCCTGCTCCAGAACCAGAGCCAGTTCCAGAACCCGCACCAGAGCCAGAGCCTTTACCTGAGCCTATTCCTGAGCCAGCGCCTGAACCTGCGCCCGAACCTGAACCAGTCCCAGAAGTAGAACCTGAACCAATTCCTGAACCTGAGCCTCCAGTCGTAGAGCCAGAACCTGAAGTCGCTCCAGAACCCGCTCCCGAACCTCCTGTTGTGGAGGAACCAGAGCCAGTTGAGCCAAAGCCTGTAGAAGAATCTCATTCTCCTATGGTAGCAGATGAGGATGCAACCGAGGAAGAGAAGGCTGTAGTTGCGGAAGCAATCATTGAAGCAGCAGGTGGAGAGCCAGTAACAGCAGCAGCGATAGCAGATGCTGGACTTACATATGCAGACCTACCTCCAGAGACTCCAGTTGAAGTCCGCACAGATGATGAAGGTAACGAAGTAGTTATCACAGCAGAAGTAGCAGCAGCACTTGTAATACTTGAGAACCCTGCAGAACTTATCAATGCAATCTTCACCGACCCAGCGCAAGCGTTGCTTGCTATCGGCAGTATTGGTGCAGATATGTCAGATGAAGAACGAACAGAATCAGAACAAACCATTGTCGCAGCCGTCATTGCTGGACAGGCTGCAGTCACAGCAGCAGCAGGTGCAGCAGGAACATATAGGAGAAAACCGTGAAGATATTAAAAGATATGGTTGAACAACTCTGGACTCTACTAGGTATGTTTATTGCCTGGGTAGTTCTAGATGGTTCAGCCAAGCAAGTTGTTGGCGTTGCTATTTTTGGAACGCTTTTCTTTTGGGCTGTCACTTACCCAATTAGAAACCCAATGGATAAGGATGAATGATGGACACATTTAAAAATGTAATGATGAGAATTTTTGCTGTGATTGCAGCAGAGTCTCTCGGTGTTATTGGTGCTGGTTCTCTAGTCGGTATTGAAGTATGGCAAGCAGCAACTCTCGCTGGTGCGCTAGGCGCGGCACGAGTACTTGAAGCACTAGCCCGCTTCTATCTAGCAGACGGAAGCCTGACATCAGAAGAAATCAACGCAGCCTTTGCAAAGGTTGACAAGAAAGCGAGTCAATAATGGGACAACGTATGGACTTCATCGCAGTTGCCAAAGGCGAACTGGGTGTAATTGAAGGGCCAAAAGACAACGAGACTAAGTACGGTGCATTCACCAAAGCAAACTTCCTACCTTGGTGTGGGTCATTTGTTAACTGGTGTGCCAACGAAGTTGGTCTAAAGATTCCTAACTGCGTATCAACCAAGGTTGGAGCAGAAGCATTTATGAAAAAGAACCAATGGGAGAAGGCAAGTGATGAAGCGATTCCACTTCCAGGCGACATTGTGTTCTTTGACTTTCCGAACGATGGCGTTGACCGAATCTCACATATTGGGATTGTAGTCAAGGACAACGGAGACGGAACGGTTACCTGTGTTGAGGGCAATACTGCCCCAGACAAGAAGGGTGACCAACGCAACGGCGGGCAAGTATGCCTCAAGGTGCGTGCTTACAAGAAGAAGAACGGCTCAAAGTTGAGAAAGTCTCAGGCTGTAACCATCGTTGGTTTCGGCAAGCCAGTCTTCAAATCTTAAGGAGAAACCAATGAAAGAAAAGTTAACACAGATTGCACTCTCTTATGGTCGTGCAGCATTCGCGGCTGTAATGGCACTATACCTTGCAGGTGAGACAAGCCCTAAGGCTTTGCTCGCAGCAGCGGTAGCAGCAGTCGCTGGCCCAGTACTCAAGGCTTTAGACCCTAAAGCAACAGAGTTCGGACGCGGCGCTAAGTAACCCGCATACGCCTTAGAAGGCGGTTTTAAGACATCTAGCCCCCTGAGTGGTAGGAATTATCCTACCCTTGGGGGGTTATTTGTCATCTACGGACAATCCAAACTTGGTAATCCTGACTGAGTAAGGTGTACTGCCCTTGCTTTTCCTCAAGGAATTTATCTATGGCTAACATAGGTCGCAGTTCTGGGTGGACATCTGAACCCCATAGGTAATCATCAAAGGCAAGTATGCCTTCGGTCTTAAGTAAAGCCCAAGCATTGTTGGCATCACGATAGACAGCCTTCTCGGTGTGGTCACCGTCAACATAGATGAAGTCGTACTGCTCCCGAAGTGCTGGCAGTACATAGGACGAGTCACCCTTGATGGACATTATGTTCTCGTACTTGTCCATTCGCTTTAGGTATAGGTCATAGACTTCATTAAAGTCCATAGCCTTATGCTCACGCTCATCGCTCCCCTGCCAAGTATCCACATCGGTAAGGGTTGATGTCGGGTCAGTCAAGATAGTAGACAGTAGCCACTCGCTGGCATCGCCAGTATATGCACCTACCTGTAGGAACTTAAGGTTCGGTTCACCCTTGAATCGGGTCAGGTGATTCTCAAAGTTGTACTTCTGGCTATCAAACCAGTTGGGGTACTTCGGCGTGTCGGACATTTATTCTCCAGTCGGGTATGTGTATAATTAAATTATTAGTAGATAATAATTATATATATAAGGCGCGGAGCGCCGAATATAATAATATTATATATTAATATTCAACTGAATATTAGATAGACTCCTTCATTGAGTCACCTCCTGTCCTCTGAGGGGGTCTATCTAATCAATATACGACAGGAGTTAATGTGTTTACCAACCAACAAACAAAGCAACTTAATGAACTATCCGATGCCCTATTGCTACTTGATGAGAGTGTCAAACAACTACGTGAAGAGATAAATTACTTAGTTGAAATCTTAGACACGGATGATTAAATTAGATGAGTATGTTCTACCCGAACACATCTCTTACTCCGCCTTCACGACCTTCCTTACGTGCGGCTATCAGTACTATCTTGGCAGGTTGCTACAAGTTCCTGAAGAACCTAGTATCTGGTCGGCAGGTGGAAGAGCATTCCACTACGCAGCAGAACTCTGGGACATAGAAAATGGGTAACGTACTGTGGGACAAGGCTTGGAAGAAAGAGACTGAAGGTTTAGACCTGACAACTGCACGGCGTGCAGGAAGAGCCACCAAAGATAATCCGAATAAAGAAGACGGCGCTTGGTGGAATGCTAATGGTTCCATTTGGGTAGACAACTACATCACTTGGCGCAAGAACAATCCTAACTGGAAAATCTGGACAACTCCACAAGGTGTACGTGCCATCGAACTGGAGTTGAATCCAGTAATCGCAGGTGTTCCAGTCAAGATGTTCATTGACAGAATCTTTGAGGTAGACGGACAACTTGTTATCGTTGACTTAAAGACATCACGCACTAGACCAACATCTGATTTACAACTGGGCTTCTATAAGGTCGGGGTAGAGCAGATGATTGGAGCAGAAGTCAATCTAGGAAACTACTGGATGTCTCGTGAATCGGGGACAGGGGAGATGATTGACCTAAGTAGATATACGCTAGACACGCTTGAGTACTTTGTTGATGGCTTTGATAAAGCACGCAAGGCTGGTATATTTCTACCGAACCTACAATCGTGCAATTTCTGTGGACTCACAGAGCATTGCCAATTCACTAAAAAAGGAAACAAATGACAACAGAAAACTGGAAACTACAAGTTAGTTACAAGACATCTGCAGGGGATATGATTAACGTTCGTGCTAATACAGCCGATGAACTATCAGTATTGCTTGAAGGTATCTCTGATTACTCAACGCAGATTGCAGCAACATCAAAGATGTTGAATGCAGCAACGGTGGCAGCCCCTTTGGCAACCACTACTTCAACTCCAGACACTCCAGTTTGGGCTACTTCCGCAACCGCCCCGACAGCACCAGCATCCGCTACGGGGGCAGGGATGTCTACACCAACCTGTATTCACGGAGCGCGAACATTCCGTCAGGGAGTCAGCAAGACAACAGGGAAGCCTTACGCATTCTGGGCGTGTCCAACACCAATGGGGACACCAGACCAATGCAAGCCTCAAAACTAATACAGGACGAAATGCTATAAGAATTGGTGGAGGGGTATTTATTAGGGGAAGATACTTACCCCTCCGCCAACATAGACAGGAGACGCAATGAGAACTTTAGTAAGAAGTGTAGGCAGGGCAGACATCGGTGGAGAACCGTTGCCCTCTGTCTTCAAAACATTTGATGCAAACAAAATTATATTTCGTAGAGCAGAAGTCTCTATGCTCGCTGGTACTCCAGGAGTTGGTAAGTCAACCCTTGCACTAGCGTTAGCGTTGAGAATGAAAGTACCTAGCCTATACATATCTGCAGATACCAATGCACACACTATGGCTATGCGCCTAGCATCTATGATTAGCGGTAAGAACCAGACGGATGTAGAAGCGTTGATGAACTCTGATGCTGGCTGGACTAAGGCGATACTACATAAGAGCAGTCACGTTGTCTGGTCATTTGAGTCTAGCCCTACACTACAAGACATTGACGAAGAAGTCCAAGCCTTTGAGGAATTGTGGGGCTGCCCACCTGTGGCTATCTTCGTAGATAACCTAATGGATATAGCCACCGATGGTGGCGAAGAGTTCGCATCTATGCGTGCGATTATGAAGGAGTTGAAGTACCTTGCTCGTGCCACCAATGCTGCAATTATTATTCTTCATCATACTAGCGAGGCAGTTATGGGTAACCCTTGCCAACCAAGGTCGGCTCTACAAGGTAAAGTCGCTCAGTTACCTGCTCTTATTTGTACTCTTGGTGTGGTCGGGACTTCAATGGCAGTTGCACCAGTAAAGAATAGATATGGGCGTGCCGATGCCAACGCAAACCTGAATTGTTGGCTATCATTTAACCCTGAGTATATGTTTATGGACGACATACCAGAGAATGGATAACAAATGTTAAGAGAAGAAGAAGACGATATAACGCAAGAGATGCGTCAACTCGTAATGCAAAAGGTTAATGAAGAGTTGTTAGTCTTTATTACCAAGATTGAAGAAGCCAAGCCACCTGTCTCTGATGAATGGACTGAAGGCGTTAACGTTGGTATGAACTGGGCTATTCGCATCTTACGCAAGGACAAGAGTGCGTACTAAGTGGCATCGCAATCGCGCAAACATAGAGGGTACAGAAGTCAAAAAGTCTTGGCACTATACCTTGCAGATAACGGATTCCCTTTTGCTGAAAGCACGGGTGCTGGTCGTAGCGGTTCTGATATTACTGGCACTATTGGCATTGACTGGGAAGTAAAGGCAAGAACAGGATTTAATCCTGCCGCTGCTATTGCACAATTAAAAGATAGAGACAATGGAAAAGACTTGGGCGTTGTAGTCTTAAGACTCAACGGACAAGGTGAGAAGAGTGTATCCGATTGGGTATGCTTACTAAGACTGGAGGATGCTGTGAAACTATTAAGAGATGCAGGTTATGGTGATAAAAATTGACAACGACTTGCCAGACATCGCAGATGTCCTCTCGCATTATGGTGCGAACATTAGACAAAGACACGGGCAAGTTAACCTTAAGTGTCCGTTCCACGATGATACGCACCAGTCAGGTTCCGCGAACTTGGACAAAAATATCTTTATATGCTTTGCCTGTGGCGTACAAGGTAACAGTCTGCAACTCATCGCACAGCAAGAAGGAGTAAACATACGTGAAGCAAAGTCAATCGCAGAAGGATTTACTGGGACGAGCAGCAGAGAAGTACGCGGCAAGCATCTATCAGGCGCAAGACTACCTAGAAAGTCGGGGCATTCCTCTGGAGGTAGCACGTCTGGCGCAATTAGGCGTAGTCGTGGAGCCTGAGGTTGGACACGAAGCATTCGTTGGTCGCTTATCTATACCTTACGTAACTAAAACTGGTGTAGTTGATTTAAGATTTCGTTCTCTCAACCCTGCAGTTGAACCAAAGTATATGGGTATGACTGGAGCAGAGACAAAGATGTACAACGTATTAGATGTTGAACGTGCTGGTGATTTCATTGGAGTGTGTGAAGGTGAACTGGATACTATTACTCTTAGTCATTGTGTGGGTATTTCTTGCATTGGTGTACCTGGCGCAAACTCGTGGAAGAAGCACTACACCAGACTACTCGCAGACTTTGAACGCGTATTCGTTTTTGCTGATGGAGACCAAGCGGGCACGGAGTTCGCACGCTCATTGGCTAGGGAACTCCCCGTTACTATTGTGCAACTGCCAGAAGGCGAAGATGTCAACTCACTATACGTCAAGCACGGAGCAGGATACATAAAGGATAAGGCTGGCATTGCATAGTGGCATTTGATTTTGACGATGATGATGGAACTCCAAACTTTTGCCACGAATGTAAGCAACAGTTTGAAAATTCATTTGAGTTAATAGACCACACGCTAGAAGATGATGAAGACTTTGACCCTTACTACATCTTACCCAATGGGTTTAAGTTGTTGCTCGGTTCGCTACTTCGCTTTATGTACTACCATTCAGAAGAACCAGATAAGATTAAACTGATTAGCCAATCAACATACGTGACACTCTTTGCGGGTGAGATGGGTTACGATTTGATAGATGAACTGGTTGAGGATATGGTAGTCAAGTCTGCGTTGCAGGATTTTGATAAGTCTTTAGAAGAACTATTGTCGGAGGAAACAGATGAAGAAGGCGGAGCGTGAAGAGATATGGCAGATTATAACCCACTTGGCAGAACAAGGGTTGAACGTGAAGAACTATGTTGTGGAGGAAAAGACTCTAGTAGTGACGCTACACATACCTCTACTAACTGGGCAGAGTTTGAGTTAAACGTAAGAGATACGATGTTGGAACTTGGTGACTTGCTCATCAAGAAGCACCGAGACTACGGCGCAAAGAACATATCCAACTCACCTTACGGTGCAACACAGGGATTAGTAGTACGTATGTGGGACAAGATAGCCCGCATTGTTAACCTAACTAAGCAAGGCAACACTACCGCTGAGAACGAACCACTTGAAGATTCCTTCAAGGATATAGCCAACTATGGTATAATTGGGCTACTCGTTCTAAGGGGTAAGTGGGATAGTGGCAACTAAATCTAGTTTTGATTTAGACTTTGGCTATGGTCGTAAAGGCGAACAACTTGTAGACGAGTTGCTTACTGGTGGACGTACTGTTGAGGTTAAGCGTGACCGCAAGTGGTTCAAGACAAACAACCTTTATATAGAAACAGAATGTTTCTTTCAGAAGGTCGGAGACTGGGGCGCGTCTGGACTCGGTGTAACCGAAGCAGCGTACTGGGCTTTCGTATTGCAAGAGTCAACTCTCATTGTGCCAACTGATGTGCTGCGATATGCAGTAAAAGAATTTGGTAGGGAGATAAGTTGTTTCATTCCTCCGAACCAAAGCAAAGGCTTCCTCATAACTGTTGACGACTTAATGACTGCGACAAGGAAGTATAAAGAAGATGATAGAGTGGAATAGAATAGAGCGTTGGCAGTACATCGTTGATGCTGTTGCCTCTGACTATCATAGAAAGTTTTCTCCGATTGAGTATGATGATATACGTCAGTCACTCTACCAATGGTTTGTTGAACACCCGAACAAGTTAGATACGTGGGAAGCAATCGGTGAGAAAGATGCAAAGAATTTATTGTATCGCTCTCTTCGCAATCAAGCGTTGGACTATTGCCAACATTGGAAAGCGAAGTCGGGTGGCTATGAAGCAAGTGACTTGTTCTTTTATGAGGCTGATATGGTTGAGGCAATTCTTCCTGCCGTCTTAAGAGGTGAACACGGACTCGGTGCGAAGGTAGACTTAGGCAGACCGAGCAGCCCGTCAGCCCCGAATGAAGGTGGCAATATGATGGCGATGATGATTGAAGTTGATTACGGTTTCTGGAAACTTCCTAAAGATGATAGGAAAGTATTGTTCCTGCGGCACGCAGAGGCTATGGACTTCGGTGCGATAGCAAGTGAGTTGCAGTTGGGTAGCGAAGACGCTGCACGAATGAGACACAAGCGGGCTATCCGCAAACTGATAAATAAAATTGGTGGGTTCAGACCATTCCGAGATGATGATGAAGTACCGAAGCAGGAAGAAGAAGAGAAATAAAAAACCCCCGCCGAAGCGGGGGCTTTCTATTATCAGTTAGGCTTTACAGCACAGTTTAATCTTGCCGAACAAACTGATAGTTAAAACCTTTCCACAACGTGGACAGGCTGGTGGCTTCTTTGATGTAGTCATTTTATTCTCCCGTCTTTTCTTCAGAAAGTATCCGCAACTTATCTGCAAGTTTATCCCAGTAATCTATAAACCTTTTATAAGCATAGTCGTCTTGAGATACTTCTTCTTTCGGTGTTTGAACTTCACGAGCCGCTAGTGAATAGAGACTGTTAAGTTCTGCTTTAGTTAGTTCTATCATCTTATTCCCCTGTCTTAAGTAGCAAGTCAATAATAACCGACCCAAACTTTGAGTCGTTCTGTACTGTATCCTCTGCTATCTTTAGTGCCTCAAGGCAGACCTTGAGTTGGTGCTGTGTTATTTCTATCATCTGATTTCTCCTGTCTAGTAGATGATGAAGCAAGTATAGCAAATGGACTTTTTAGATTTTTTATTTTTTAGAAAACCCAGACGGCGACACGCCGATAAAACTAAAATGCTTGACAGTATAAATCAGATACTTCAGAGGTTGCTATCTACTTCTGTCTCCGATGGGTCTACCCATAATCCTTCGGGGTAATCCCGTATCATTTCTTTTTCGTAGAGTTCTGTAATCTCTTTCCAACTCTGTATTGTATTCATCTTATCCTCCTGTTGAATAGAAGCCACCTGTTTTAAAGTGGACTGGTATTGCTGACCATACACGACTCATTGTTAATTGGCAACAAGTTGGGTCGGTGTTGTCTCCGAAATCTTTTTGTATTTCCCTGCTACTACCACATTCATTACACTTATAGTCATAAGTAGGCATCATCTTCTCCGTCTATCGGTGTCGGTGCGGTGCTTAACGAACCACACTCCTTACATTTCTGTTTCAAATCATACCAACCTATACTTCTATCCCACCTATCCCACATCACAGTTATCTCAAACATCAAGCAACCGCAGATACAAGCAAAGGTAGGCTCACCTTGTAGGTCAAACATCAGTACCAACCCTTGCGGTGGTGCTTCCACGCTCTGCAAGGTGTACCGTATCTGACTTCTATGTAGTGAAAGGCTCGCAGTATCTGGGTTGCTGGGTCGGTAGACTTCTCGCCTAACATCTGGGCAATTCCGTATGCACTAGAGCCTTGCTGGTTCTTGGCTAAATGGTCAAAGCGACTTTCTTTAGTGAAGATTAAGCGAACACATTTTCTTTCTTGCTTATCCCAACCATAGCCAACACGGGCAAAGGTATCTGCCATTCGTTTGTTAGCCCGCTTCTGTTCCATTGTTGCCTTAGTCTGCACCACTATCGGGTGCTTAACGCTGACCTTAACTTCCACCTTCTCCGATATAGGAAAGAGTGAGGCAACTATAAGCAGCCCGATGAGGGCTAGTGTCTGTCTTTTCATACCCTAATTCTAGCAATTTTCTGCCTAACGTGCCCTCTGTGTCGGCGTTCATCTCTAATTGTGTGTGCATTTGGGTTGCCACCTGCCAGTACGGCACGCTCACTCGTCATTAAACCACCCCAGATAGAGCCACACCCACCAATACTTATGAGGTTCTCGCGTTCCATACCCTGAGCCAAACACTCAGTCCTTACGGGGCAGTCGTGGCATAACTCTATTGCTTGTACACTTCTTAAGACTTCAAGTTCTTGTTCATCTGGTAAGCGTGTGTTCTGGTAGTGCCACAAGTCTGGGTCTGGGTGTCCGTTGCATAGTCCTTCTGCGTGCCAGTCTCTGTTGATGTTCAACCTATTACTCCTATCAAATATAAAACTATTATGGATATAAGGTACGGGACGATGAGAGTTCCACCCCCGCCGAAGAATATTGCTGCGTATATAAGTGCTGAGTCTCTAAGGAATTTCATTTATCTTGCTTGCTTCGGCATAGTCTATGTCCTCCATAAGCAAGCGAGAGTTAGTCTGAACCGAGAACAACCATTCATCTTTCTGTTCGTTGTTCATCTCTTGCCAGTTAGCGGGCATACTCACATCATCAGGCACATTGACTTCCATTACCCGCAGCCCGCTTACCAAATAAGATACTCTGAATTTCATTACTTACTCCCGTCTTCTACTACCTCATTATCCCAACCGCACTCGCGGCAAGTAAACCAATATGTTCCGTTCTTGTATTCATAGTTGCTGTTCTCTGCTTCGCAGTCTTCGTTCTCGCACATCACTACATAACTAGCCATTGACTTCCTCCCTGTCGTACCAACCATAACCACAGACTATGCGGTTTTCACATTGGTCTAGTTTGCTTTCTTTATCGTAAGTTAAATCACCTATTAAGCAGTCAGGACATTTATTCATTGTGGTTCGCCTCATCACAAGGCTCGCTCTCGCAACCGTGGCAGAAAGTTATAGTGTGAATACCACACTCTTGCATTTCTTTACTCATCAGTATCCTCCTTGAATATCTCTACTATTGCTTGCTTCTTTTCATCAGGCAACCAAGCCCAGATATAACCAAGCAGATAGTGTGCGCCTGTATCGTGCGTGTTGCCCCTAGTCCTGCGACATATTGCCAGCACTTCATCTAATTCTGTACTCACTTAATTTCCTCCGTCTCTACGATATAAGTTTCTGTTGGTTGCTCAAAGTAATAAGTTACACCGTCTAACACAGTAACTAAATCCTCTCCTTCATCATTTTCATAATCCTCAACCCACTCAGGGGTGGCAATTACATCTCTACCCTTTAAGAAGTCAAGGTCATAGCCGTCATACATACTCCAAGATAACTTGACGCTGTATTCTTGCCCGCTATATCTAAACTTAATACGCTTTTCGTAGGCAGTTTCTTCTCTATCCCACTCAGTTATTTCTACTTCTCTGTCCATAGTGTCCTTCCTTCCCTTCCGCTTTCTTGGCAGAAGTAACAAGTATCCTCATTATTCTCTGGCTGGTCATACATACGAAAGCATTGGATACACTCCCTAATTTCCATTTAATCTTCTCCTGTCTCGTCTGCTATTGGTTGTGTGCTTAGTATTCCAAGCACACTTAAAATAATAATCGGTAGTCCTGCAAGAGTCAAGGCTATCAAGGTCTGCACCCGCACTCTTTAATCGGTACTAAATGGTCGCCACATATAGTCATAGCCCACCCGCGTAACACTCAGCAATAGTTCCCCAACAGTAGCCAGTTACGCCGTGTCCTGTGTAGTTGATATGCCCTGCCAGATAGATAACTAGCACAACCCACAGCACTAGCGCTACGGCTCGCACTCGCTTGCCTCTCTTAGTTAGTTTCATTACTATCCCCCCAACAGTTATCGCACACGGATTTTTCTGTAATAGCGCAAGTGTGTTGCGCTGTATCTCCACAAGACCAGCAGTTCATTTATGCCCCCTCTGCCGCTTCCTGTAAGTCTTGCGCGTACATATTGAACGGAGGTATATCCTCGCGTCTCCAACCGTCACAGTACTTATCCTCTGTGCGTGGGTGCCAATGTGAAAAGTCCCAATTACTGAAAAAAGATTTCATAAGTTTATGGGCGCACTTATGGCACAGGATAAACTCTAACTCTTTCTCTTTTATCGCGAAAGAGTCTACATATTCATCATATCCACCGCTCATATTTATCGTGAGCGAGTTCTCAAATGTTCCGAAATGCTCGCTCGCGTACATAACCAATGAACACTTATCACAGGTCTTAGTCATATTAGGATTAGTCATTTTAATTTCTGCCTCTGTAGGTTTTCTGCTCATCATTTCCCCCTATAACCAAGAGTGCTTTAGTAGGTAACCAGAGTCGCCGTCTGCCGCCCGCGTACGGAATAGCACGCTTGATAGGCTGTAAACCGCGTGAAATCCCATATCCATACCGCAACCACCGACACGCAGAGCGCGTGAACCATTGACTTCTACTAGCGGGTAATCTAGAACTACCGCCGCATAGTAGGTGAGGTCTAGGATTTTGCCGTCTTTCGCTACCTTCAGCGACATAGTGCGGCTCATACCGCTACTAGATACGCTACGCAGTACGGTGTAAACTGTGTCGCCCTCTGTTAAATAGTGGGTTAGCAGTTGCTCTCTTGCATAGGCAACATCTAGCGCCTTTTGCTCTTTCTTGGTTGTCTTGCTTGCTGTTGCTGTGGTCATTACTTCCCCCCTTGCTTGCAGTTAAATAGGTGTGAGTATTTACCATTCTTTAACGCGACATAAAAATGTCGGGTACTTTCTCCGCAATTCTTGCAGACCCCTGCAATTACGGGATTAACTATTGCTGCCATTTCATTAGCCTCCTGTTGCTAATCGGTGGCGGGGCATTGTTGCCCTGCCTACCTTGCGCCCTAGTCTGTCGCGAGCAGTTGCCCTCTGTCAAGGGGCTAGGGCTGTGAGTTACCCCACATTAAACCGCTGTAATAATTACCGCTTCCGCGTCTTTCTTCTCGCAATATTCCCGCGCCTCTTGCGCTGTCTTAAATGTTCCCGCGCTGTTCATAACTATCTGCTTGCCGAAACCGTAATAGCCCGCTTGCCATTCGCCGTTACCTGTGCCGTGCTGTGTTATGAAATAGTAAAGATGCGCTCTCGCTGTACCCTTGCGCGACTCTTGCCACCTCGCGCCTTGTGTATTCCATTTCATTCTTCCCCCTCCCTTTCACTCTCGTGTTCGTAGTATTCCCCGCAGAAATCGCAAGGGATTAGGTCGGGCTTGTGTTTCTTGCTCATTTCATAGCCTCCCTTGCCTCTTCGTAGGCGGTCATATAATCAAGGTGAAGAACTACCCCGCCGACACCGTTTACCTCTACTTTATAGCGCGGCTCTCCCTCGCTGTAACTTATCTCGTAAATCTTTACGCTATCGCTTAACTCTTTTAACAGTTCTTTAGTTGCTACTCGCATTTGCTTTTCTCCTGTCTCTTGCAATACGGGGCGAGTATCTCCCACCCTGTTATCGCGTGCCTTGCTAGGTCTTGAACCTGTGCCGACTATATCGGGGCAAGGCGGGGCTGTCTAGCCCTCTCTAATTTTTAGCGCTAACTCTTGCGCCTCTTTCTGCTTGGTCGGGCTGTATCGGTTATCCTTAACTATCCAAGCGAGGCTATAACGGATTAGTTCCCACTCTTCGGGGGTTAAATCGCGGCTCATGGTTTTAGTTCCCTTACCGTCTTCAATATGAAATCGTTAAAGGTATCCTCGTTAAATCGGGGATTTTCTGCTTTTAGTTTTCTGTCAAATTCGGCGTGTATCTGCCCGATTACCTCTTTTGCCGACATAGACCAACCGCCGTGTACGCTGTACGCTTTAGCGAGAATACCCGCTATTAGTTCGTAGTCTTTTTTAGTCATTTCGTGCCTCCTGTAACTGTCTGCCCTTGCGTGGTTGCTTGGGCTAGTAAGAGAACTCTCCCACGCTCATTTCAGAAAGTCAAGAGCATTTTGATGTGATTTACATCACACCTGTGCAAGGGGTAATTATGTTACCGCCGAGTAACTTATCCTTAATAGTTATCCA